GCAGAAGATTTATTGTTTTGAAGAACGACATTCATTGTTTGCGTATTGACGAAGTCATATTCAGCTTCAAAACCAACAGTTTCCGTAACGAGGTCATTGATTGAGTCTGATCGTTCCCATGATTCAAGATGTACCTGAGCGATCTGAATAGTGAGCTTGTTGAACTTTGTCGCGCCGATCAAAGTACCTCAATCGATATCGATCTGAATAGCCTTCTTTGTATTTGCTGTGAAAAGATCACGGTAAGTTGTCGCACCATGAGTCAATTCAAAATCCCCAGTAACGGCAAACTGTTGATTTGCATTCACTGAGAGTGTTGTTGATCCGAGAGCGAATTTTTGTACCAGGTTTTTATTGATGGATAATTTGAGAGACTCGAGAGTAATTGCCGGTGCTACTCAGAGACCAGAAATATCGTTTGCTATTTTGACTGTGACCTTTGAAGCTCTGAATTTTTCATCACTTGTACCAGTCAGGAATGAAGGTGATGCAGTAGTGCTCGCAATGAGTCCTCATTTTGTTGATACGCCAACCATAACATACTCACCTGATTTGATATCGAGATCGAGAGTGTCGAGAACGTGGTATGGTGCTCTCTCATCTTCAACGCCATTGTCGCAATAGACTGTTGCACTCGGGTGAGAGTTGGTGTTGGCACGAGTGAAAGCATGAGTATAGACCCCAGTTTCGACGAGTGTCGCGCTACCAGCTGTTCCGAGTGCCATTTTGAGTAAGTATCCTATTGTCTGGCTTCTGGCGATAGCATTCAGGGTGAGCTCGGATGTTTCTTTTGCTACATGAGAATCAGCGACCTCATCGATCACACCAAAACTATTGGTGTCTTTGATTTTCTCAACGGCATGTTTGAGATTTGCGGATTCCACTGGAATCCAAGCCGTAGCTGATACCGGAGTACCAGGAGTAGACTCGAGACCGAGTCCAAATGATCGTTTGCGTCAGATTTCAGCCATATATTAATTTTTAGGAGATAAAGATCTACGACCGCGTGCAGGCGTTTCAGCCTCATCATTCTCAACCTTAGAAGTTTCATCTTCATCGGTGAAAGTTTCTGTTTCAGGAGTAAAAGTCCCCATAAAAAAAGAGTGTTATAAATTAACACTCTCACTTTATATCATCGGCAATGCTTTTAGAGCGTGCTGAAACTTTTTTGAACTTGTACGATTATTTCGAATACACGCAGTGGCGAAGTACTTCATGACTCCCATCTCCATTGCACCGTGAATGGTAGAATATTCTCAGCTGATCAGCTCAAATAGAGATTCATTTTCTTGCGAAGCTCTGTCATGATAGCATCGCAGAGGGTGCGCATACGTGTTTCTGTATCACTCTTGTCAGTAGCGAGATCAATCACGCGAATAATGAAATTGTACGTGGCGGTATTATCAGCAGAATCGAGTATCTCTTCTCTGAGCTCTCCATTACTCACGCAAGCAAATGGATATCCAGAACTTGTCTCAGCGGCAGGAATATCATAGTTAAAAACAGCAGCGAGGTTGCTCGATGGAGCGTCTCTCACTGTCTGGAGAATAGTAACGAGTGCGGAAGCAATAGAAATGTAGGTCATATAATTAAAAGCTATTTATTACGATTTTAACCGCATTTTCGAACTCTTTTCGTACAATATTTTGTCCGCGATCTGCTGTTTTGTGCATATAAAGCCTTTTTTGTGGATTTTTCTTGTTTTCGTATTCACGACGGACGGCATAAACTATATTTCTTGGACCAACTCGTACACGCCTAGTGGATGTACTCACTGAATTGGGCTCCATACCAATACCCTGTTTGAGCTTCCCTGTTTCGTATGGTGCGTTTTCTTGTGCTATCGCCATGAGCTTTTGTCCTGAATTAACCAAACCGATCTGATTAATTTTCCCGATACTCAATTTATCCAAGGTAAGATGTGTTTTAAAAGTGATTCTCATTAGAGAGGACGGGTGAGTATATATTGATGATTCGTTCATACCATACTCGAATGCTTTGTCATTCCTTTGACATCATAGGTGTATGTGCCATCATCAATACGATCACCGATCACAATATCTTCGTGAGAACCGTCGGTCATCATGCGATAAGGCAAAGAAGATGGTTGCGCGTCAATACCTGAGAGAAGTTCTTCAGAGATCTGATTGATATAGACAGAAAGTCATATCTGAACAATCTCCCAATTGCGCGTTTCCTTGCCTGCGATTCTACGGACAGAAACAATGGAGTTGGTAGTTGGGAGCATAACTATATAACAGAAAAGACTTTGTAGCGATTGATGATACTGTTAATAAAATTCTTCTCATCTGTGCCAAGAATATCCAAAATGGAAGTATCTTTGTAATTCACGCTGAGGAGATCTTGTTTAAAAGAGGCCATACCTTGCGTTTGTCGGCTATTCCATATAGCACCAACAATTGTCTTGATGGCGAGTTTGATATCATTTGGTATAGTCGAAATAGACGAATAACCGCTTGTATATACTATTTTGTACCTATATGGAAACACGGTCGGTGTCGTTGCGTAGTCTTTGAGCTCTAGTTTTTCTCCCGTGATAGTGTAGTCAGTATCGAGTGTACCAGGAGATACTGCGTTGATAGTTGTGACCGAAGTCGGAAGAAACGTTTTGAGATAAAAGACTCGACCATTATCACACTTATTCTCAACAGGGTGGTACTCAGTCTTGGTGCTAGTAATAAGACCTGTTTCAGAGCCTATCAGCCCATTAAAAAGACTCTCAACGCCATCAATGACAGCGGAGAGAGTTGAATCATTTGGAGCACCTGTGAGTGCAGAGACTTCAGATGTCGTGACGTACATTCCCATGAAAAAGGCTTTTTATTGACTAAACAGTAGGCTCATCAGTCGTTGAAGATTCTTCTTTTGCAGCGAGCTGAGCTTCATAATCTGCAATCATTTGATCCTTAGTCATTGTCTCATCGAGAGTTATGCCTTTTGTGAGAGCAAATGCAGCAAGTTTTGGTTTTGAAAGTGTTTTGTAGTTTACCTCATCATCTTCAGTCGTTGAAGATTCTTCTTTTGCAGAATTGAGTAATTGAAAACCAGCATTTCGAAGCCGTCCAACCATACTTTCTTCGACTTCCACGATTTCGCCGTGTCCAACTTTTACTTTTTCAGAGTATTCAGCGAGTCTAATAAATGTATGACTCTCCCCGATGTATTGCATTGATGTGAGCATAAAAAAAAGGTTAGAAATTAAACTCAACCGAAAGCCCCCCAATTGAGAGAGGGGCTTCACGGTTTAGCTCAAGTTGTAGATAGAAGAAACAGACGCGCATCCAAGCTCAGTGAGACCTGCGATTGCGTGTGCTGCGAAATACCATCCGATTACTTGGTAACCAGAACCAGGAACACGCCAGACTTCCATGTAGTAGTCTCCGTTTGTTCCCCATTGTACCGCAGAACGATGACAGCAAACAACTTCACCTTTGGTGTTGTTTGCTGGAGTACCAGAAACTTTACCAGTGGCGTTTGTTTCAGGCATGTATCGTTCAGTAGTTGTACTCGCTCCGAGGAAATTCGTGAGTTTTCCAGTAATTGCTGAAGATAATTGACCATTGATGTATGCGCTCTTGAATTCAGAAACATTGAGAGCTTTTGCCTCAGCAATGAGAGAGTGAATGAAGAGGAGATCACTCTTGTTCGCACCATTGTATCCGAGATTTTGAATGAGTGTGATATAATCAGCAAAATCGAGAACACCACCATCAACTGCTGTACTGTCAGTAAATGCCTGCTTACGAAGTCCATTCGCAGCGGTGTAAGATTCTGCACCTGTTGGAGTACCATCAATCAAGTTGATATTGGTATTGAGTGTCAGAACTGTATCACCATTGATTACATCTGAAACCATTGTATTTGCAGATGAGAGGGCCATCTTACGCTTGATGAGTGCAACAACATCAAGAATAGCAAACTGTTGCTCGTACTCAGAGATATCAACAGAGAAAAAACGCTGCTTTTGAGTGAGTGTTACTTTCTTTGTTGGGAGTTTTCCGAGTGCTTGTGCGACAGCGAATGCACCAGTTGTCTGCTCTGTCTTTAACTGATGGAGAGGGAGTTCTTGAAGAACTGCAACGTCAGCAATCTTTGGGAGATTCTTACCGTGAAAACCAGACTGGAAGAAATTCATGATCTGACTCGCTTGAGGAATGAGATCGATGAAATCTGTCTGGAGAATAGCACCAGGAACGAGCTCAGCACCAAAGCCAGTATTGGTTGTATGCATGATTTCGTTTGCCTTTGTTTCCACGAGTGAAGCCTTGTGTTCGAGATTCTTCTGAATATCGAATTTGCTTTCGTCATGACCTGCTGACTTCATCTCAAACGAGACTACGTCGGCAAGAGACTTGGTATCCTTGATTGCGTCCTGTGTGATGATACGTGCACCATCCTTGAGCAGAGCTCATCGGTATTGTGCAAATGATTGCGTCTGATCCATAAAAAAATAACTAAAAAATAAATTAACGACCAATCGTGCCGAGGACCATTGAATCGGTCACACTTACACGTCGAGCGGTAGTAGCGGCAAAGGATTTCCTTTCTGGAAATACTTCTTGAGACAATGCTTTATTGAGATCGTCGAACTCTTTTTTTAGAAGGTCATAATTCTTCTGTATTACCTCGTTGTCCCCAAGAGATTTCTTGAGAGATTCAATCTCGGTATTAAGTGGCTTGACCGCCTCAGCGATAGCAGTGTCAACGAGGGCTTTCACCTCTTCTGCGGATAAACCTTTCGGCTCTTCTGCTGGAGTCTCCACTGGAGCCTCTTCAGGAGTTTCGACTGGTGTTTCCACTGGCTCTTCGTCGCCTTTCACGACCTCGGTGTTATCAGGTGCAGAAGTCTCGAGAGGAGTCTCCACTGGAGCCTCTTCAGGTGCGGGAGTTTCGCCCGCTGGTGTTTCAACTTCTGTCTCTTGATTAATTGGTTCAGCGGGAGTTTCTGGAGTCTCCTCTTCTCCTTCTTTTTTCTCAGACATAGATCACATGAGGTCTTTCTTCTCAACCTCGAAAAATTTCTTAACTGAGCTAATGAATGCAAAAGGATTCATTGGAATTGAGACGACTGAAATCTCAACGAGATCAACTTTTTTGATGACACGTATAGAATCATCTTCCCAGATGTCATTGACGTCATAACCGGCTGTAATGCCTGTATTTGAGTTATAGACACAAATACCTTGCTGATTCATTACCTCCCACTCTTCGACACGATATCCCATCTAGAGACCGTTGAGGTCTTTGTTTTTACTTTTTACTTTGCAATCCTCAATATCGTATTTCACATTACCAACAACATTGAGACCTTTTGCGTCAATAGCCAATTCCGGCCAATCACCAATAACCTTTTCAGAAGCGTGTTGCAAGAGCATAGGAATAGGACTCTTTGAAGCACGATCTCGTACTGTCTCGGTAAATGCTTCCGGTAGTACTTGGTCTCCACCGCGATCGACGTCGCCGGTAGACGCATATCAACTGATAACGAGTACATCTCCTTTCTCTTCGATGCTGTATTTCTTTGTCTGAAAGTACATTATTGGTTTCATAGGCGGTTTTATGCTTAAACATGC